ACCCTAAACCTTTTTTAATCCGGATCGGAAACCTGGATGACAACCAGGAGCCGCAAGATTTTACCACAGAGATCGACACGAACATAACCAAGGCCCTGGAGGACGCCAGCGATCTGATGGACGGGTACATAATGAGCAAGCACCCGACGCCCGTCACGGACCCGCCGGATTTTTTCGAGCACGACTGCTATGCCCTGGCCATCATGATATTGATCCGCCGGCGCGGCTATGAAAAAGAGACATCGGACGCCGCCAGCGTGGAGGACGGGGAAAAAATAGAAAAAAAATATATGGGGATAGCCAAGGGGACCTGGGACTTTGTGAACCCGGACTCCGGTGGTGAGACAGCGCCGCCCGTTCGAATCAAATCGGAGGCGCCCCCTAAATATTTCACGGAATCAGCCCTGGACAAAATGCCCTAATGCCGAACCCAAAAAGACAAGACGGGATCACTATCGAGTTCAAGAGCAAGCCGTGGATCGATTTTATAAACGCGCTGGCCGGGATCACCATGGCGGACGTCCACGCGAACATGGGTGAGGAGATGCGGAACATAACGGAGGAGCGGTTCGACGCCGGCGTGGACCCCTGGGGCAGGCCCTGGAAACCGATCAAGCCATACGTTTATGCGTTCGGCCGGATCAAGCGGCGCCGGAAAGCAGGGGACACCCCGCTCAAGGCCGGCGTTAACAGGCCGCCGCTGTCGCGGTCATTTAATTACGACGCGTATGAGGACCGGCTGGAATTCGGTACGCCGCTCCATTACGCAAAATACCATACGGACTACCCGGAAAATTCCGGCGGGACCCGGGACGTTATCCCGCTGCGGGAATTCCTGGGCGTGGAATTGGACAAGGACTATGCGCGGCTGGTCGGCGCCATTGAGGACGCCGTGGCCGCGGTCATGGATGCAGCCTAATGTTTATTATTTGCCAGAATTATTTAAAAGAGGTTTTAAAAAACCGGGTCGGGATCACCAGTGTACACCTGCGGCCGCAAAAACACAACGGCGGCATACACGCGGACGTATTCACCCTACCAACCAGGAACACCCTGTCGTTCACCAGGGACTACCAGCAGGGCCGGGTCCGGAAATGGCGCGACCCCAAGGACCTGGATGAGAATGACCGGCCCCGGATCAAGGAGCGGCCGATCGCCGCGGAGCAATCGGTATTTTTTAGGATCATCCTAACAAACAGCAAGGCGGACAAGGTCAATGAGGACTTCAAGGAATTTATACGCAGCCTGGATAAATACATATACGATGGGGCCAAGGCCAACTACCTGGATGACCAGGACCAGGAGCAGGCGGACAACAAGGGCAACGTAATAGCCGTGCTGCTGCGAAATTACGATTTTAATGACAACCGGTTCTACGGGGCGCTGCCCAGCAAGGTGATCATAGACGTGGAATTCACAGGAGCAATTTATAAACGCGACCGCGAGGTCGGGACCAAGGACATACCCAAAGAATGGGTGGCCCCGCAAGCGGAAATTAAAACCTAACAAAAAGGACAGGACCTATGCCCAGCAAAAAGGATAAGGACAAGGGAAAAGGGACCGCCGGCAGCAGCGGGGCCGGAGCCGGTACCGGGGCAGGAGCCGCGGGATCTGCTCCCAAGGATGACAAGGAAAAAAAGACGTTCCCGCAATGGGGCGCGATGCTTAACCAGGCCGGGTCGGCAGCCGGGGCCATGGTAGACCAGGCCATACCGGTGGACAAGCAGGTCACCCGGGAGGAGTTCGAAAAGGCCGTCAAGAAATACCGCGGAAAATAAATTATTAATTTTTTAAAGGAGACTGAGCAATGCAAGACAACAAACCGACCCTGCCGAATGCTTACGTCAACATAAACAACCGGAACCTGGGCCTGTCCCCGGGCCTGGTTACGGGCATTATGGCATTTACGGGCGTCTGCCAGGAGGGCGCCGCGGCATTCGACGCGATCGTCAGCCTTAACAAGAGCGACGTGGCCGCACAGATCGGATACGGGGAGCTGGCCGATGAGCTGCTGGACTTTTTCGACGCCGGCGGCCGGAAAGCGATCGCCGTACCCCTGGACATCACCACGGAGGCCACCGGTACCGGGGCCATGACCCCTACCAGGATAGGGAGCAGCACCGGGACCATCGCCCTGGACAAGGTGAGCGGGAAAAAGATATCGATCGGGGCCAAGGTCCAGATCGAGATCACCAGCACGGAAACCACCACGGCCGGCAAGGCCAAGTTCAAGTACAGCCTGGACGGCGGCGTGAATTTCTCCCCGGAGATTTACGTGCCGGCAACCACCTATGAAATACCCGGGACCAACATGGAGCTGACCTTCACGGCCGGCGCCGGCGCGACGTATTGGGAGGACGGGGACCTGTTCGACAGCACGATCGTCAAACCGGAGGCCAGCACCGGGGACATAGAGGACGCCGCGGACGCGATCATCGCCAGCGATTACCAGATCGACGCGATGGTGATCGTCCCGGATTGCAGCCCGGCCCTGGGGACCAGCCTGCAGACCAAGATCAAGGCCGCGGAGGGCAAGCCGGACTTCCGGTACGCGTATTGCATGGTCCACGCGGATCTGGCCGCCAGCGACATGAGCGACCTTATGACCCTTTACAACGCGCTCCGGGCCACGGTGGAGAACGACCGGATGCAGGTAGTGGGCGCGGAGGCCGTGATGCGGCGGGTTAACCACGGAGGCGCGGAGATCGAAAAGACCTGCATCGGCATAATTGCCGGCAGGCGGTCCGCCCTGGACCCGCAAAACGACCTGGGCCGGTTCGATGCCGGCGCCCTGGCCAACGTTCTGCGGCTGCGGGAGAACATGACCGAAACGCTAACGGAGGACCTGGACGCGATCCGGGTGGTCACGATCCGGCAGTTCAAGGGCGTGGCCGGTTTCCGGCCTACCAACGGCTGGATGACCGACCCGTTCTCGGACATTAAAAAGGACGCGTGGCGGGTGGTCCTGGATGACGCCAGCCATATCGCCCGGATCACCGCCCTGGGCCGGCTTAAAAACGAGGTCAACCCGGCGGATATCGAGGGCAGCACCACCGCGCTGAAAAACGATATCCAGAACGCCCTCGGCACGGAGATCGTGGGCAAGGGCCGGGCGGTTTCGGTTATCGTGGATATCCCGAATGACCAGGACATCATGACCACGGAAACCCTGCTGGTCGATCTCCAGCTGCTGCCCTACGGCCACATGAGCTGGATCGGAATCACCGTGGCCATTACCAACCCGGCAACGGCATAAAAATATTTAAAACCGGAGGAGATCGAAAATGATAAACGGCAAGTCTTTTGATTGGGAGGACGTCGCGGTCGACGCGCCGTGGGGAATCGGCCTGCAGATCAAAAATATCAGTTACAAGAGCACCCGGCCGGCGGTACCTACCTACGGCCGCGGCACGGTACCCAGGGGATACGGCCGGCAGAACCTGGAGCAGGACGGTGCCATAGACCTCACCCATGAGGAGTTCCAAAAGCTGGCGATTTACGCGGCTACCCAGGGCGGGTTTAGCCGGATCAAACCTTTTCCCATCACGGTGCGGTACAGCAACGATGACCAGCCGACCCAGGTCGACGTGCTGCCCAGCGTGTGCCTGGAGGAGGTAAGCGCCGAGGCAAACCAAGGGGACGAGGAGGTCGGGACCAAGAGCCTGACATTCAAGGTGATGGACCCGATCCTTTATAACGGCGTCCCGTTTGCGTAATATTCACCATTTAACCGGAGGGGTTAAAAATGGACGAGCAGTACCTCAACCACGTAACGGAGGAGGACATCACCGCGGCCAAGGACAAGCACGGTGATGAACCGCTCCAGCTGTTAGAATTCACGATGGATGACGGCAAAATTTTTGAGGGGATATTTGCCGTACCAACCACCGCCTCATTCCAGCGGTATCTCCAGACCGTAAACGACGCCAAGCGGAAAAACGCGTCGATCACGGCCAGCCAGACCTACGTCAAGGACAATATGGTGGCGCCGGCCTGGGACGATTTCTACGAGATGACCAAGGACCGGCCAGCCCTGCCCGTGATGATCGCGAATGAGCTGGCCCAGGGCAAAGGACTGGTGCGGAATACCGAAAAAAAAATGCTTTAAGCCGGGTCACCGTCGACATTTACGAGCAGCACTGGTTTATTGAAAGGTACGCAGGGGCCGCCGTTCTTAAGGAGGCATTACATGCCAAGGACGGCGGCCTGCTTTATTCAATAGCGATTATGAAAGCCAGGAAAAACCGGGAATTCCATATCCAGGATATACGCGTCGGGACCCTGCAGGCAATAGGGGACGCGTTCAAAAAGAGATAAGCGATGCCAAAAAAGCGTGAGGCCGAATTTATAATCCGGGCCAGGAACCTGACCCGCCGCGCCCTCCGGGCCGTAGGCACGGACGTTAATAAGCTGGGCAAACAGGTCAAGCAATTTAATGCGATCGGCGGCCGGATCAAGGCCGTGGGCCAGCAGGTCAGCGCCGTCGGCCGGCAGATGACCATAGCCGCCGGGATAATGACCGCGGCCATAGCGCTGCCAACCAAGGCGGCCGCGGATTTTGAAACGGGCATGGCCCGGGTTTCCACCCTCCTGGATGGGGACCTAACCAGGACCACGGAAATGTACGGGGAAACCGTCAAGCAAATGGCGGTGGACACGAACCAATCGGTCAAAATCCTAAACGACGCCTTATACCAAGCGGTATCCGCCGGCGTGGACGCCGGCGATGCAATGGAATTTATGGACGTAGCGGCCAAGGCCGCGACCGGTGGGTTCACGGACGTCCGGACCGCGGTGGACGGTTTAACCACGGTCATGAATTCCTACCAGCTGGAAACCAAGGACGCGCTCCGGGTCGCGGACCAAATGAACATCGCCGTAAAATACGGCAAGACCACGTTCGGAGAATTATCCGGCAGCATAGGCCGGGCGGCAGCCATGGCCGCGAATTTCGGCGTGGCCAGCGGGGACCTGCTGTCGGCCGTGGCCGTGATGACCAAGGCCGGGATATCCACAGAGGAGGCCGTGACCGCCGCCAGGGCGCTCCTGGTTTCCATTTCAAAGCCATCGGATGACGCGGCGGCCGCCCTGGACGCCCTGCAGCGACATATCCCGGTAGCGGACC